GTACCACACCGCATACTTTTTATAACCAACCCATGAATTGACAAGGTCATCGGCACCTAAGGCGTAAGCTTTGTTAAACATTTTTTGCGAAACCATTTATTAATGGTAAAATTAAACTCCCCATTGTAAGCGGCCTTTGGGACGCCGCTGGCCATAAGGCCGGTAGTCCAATCCGCTCGACGGTTTTGCCTTCGATGAAACGGCGCCGGAGTGCTTTCGCACTCTGCGAAAATCTGTTTTTAAGTCGGTCAAAGAAAGAAAATTCGATTTAATTGAATTAATAAAGATAAGAAAGATGGAATTGGTACTAGCAAATACAAACAGCAGTGTTGACAGTAGCATCGTCTCAGAGGAGTTGTTGACGGCTATTCAGAACTTTGTAGAAGATCTGTCCAACATCACGACTGATGAATGTTTCCAGGATTACGCTACAATCGTCAAACGAATCGATAAAACCAAGATCAAAGCTTACTCCACACTCGTAATTGGCATCCAGTCATTCCTAAACGCCAATTCAGATATGTTAAGAAGTGGCGTGTTTAACGGTTTATCCGAGCCTAATTTGGGATATGTAGCCGAGAAGGGATCCTTTTCATTCAACTTTGAAAATGTCTACCAAAAAGCGGAGGAAGACGAACAAGAGGCTATTCATGCTCATCTCAACCATATTTGGGCAATTTTAACAGATGATAAATGTATTGAGGAAAAATATGTTGAAAAGATTTTTTCCGACTTACAAAACCAATTTTCGGAAATACCAGCATACGAAATGACCCGAGAACAACAAATGGAAGTAGTCAAAAACCTCTTTGCAGACTTTCAAACACAAAACATGAACATTGCCCACATCATCAAATCGGTTTGTCGTAAATCACGACAAATACTAACTTCCGGCGGCGCTGACGAAAACTCACACGCCCTCGAAGTGATCGCGTTCGTCGAACAAATCGACATTAACAACTTTGATACGATTCAGTTCATGGCACTCGTCGCAAAAATTGGCCCGCTTTTTACTGACGGACAAAACCCGTTTAACGATCTATTACATACAATTATAAAATAAACAGTTACCGGAGTGCGAAAAGCACTCCGGCGCCGTCCCTAAAGCCGGTAAATTGCCCAGAGGGCGAAAAGCACTCTGGCGCCGTCCATTCACTAAGTAATTAATTCATCGCTCGTTTGTCACTTCTCTGTCCATCGAGGAGAGTGGGAAGACGCTTAAATATTAAATTTTTAATGCTAATTTGACCATATCTCTTTAATATTAAATTTTTAATGCTAATTTGAGCATATCTCTTTAATATTAAATTTTTAATGCTAATTTGAGCATATCTCTTTAATGCTAATTTGAGCATATCTCTTTAATGCTAATTTGAGCATTAAAGATGTCACTTATAAAGGCGAGGCACCGAATTGTCACGCGCTCTTAAGCATTAAGAGACACTGTTGTAACATTGCGTTTGGGCGGCTTTGATAAGGCTACTTCCTCATCTTCCGAGTTCAAGTCGCTGTCAGCGGATTCGTTCTCCGACTCGTTAACAATATCTTCTTGTTTAGGCGAACGTTTACGCGTGATCAAAGGTCTCTGTTTGAATGCTTCGATCCAGTTAACAACATAAACATCGTTCACTCGCACCTGCAAAGCTATTTTAGACCCAATAAAAATACTCTCAAATCTTAAGGCGACTTGAATCACACAGCGTTTATCCAAAACAGTTTTGGGGTCTTCTATGATTTGATCATCTGAATCGGTGAATACGGTGATGAATTCACCTTTGTTTTGGTGGTACATGACCTTTGGGTAGAGTTTTGGTCCATCGGGATCTCCAACTTCGTTTCCTTTCCAGGAAAGTCCTTTCATGGATTCGATGTTGCCCTTTTGTTTCTTGAATTCACTTTTTTTGAGATAATCGCGGCATACAACGGCAAGTTCTTCGTACTTGGCGGCCCATTTGATTTGTTCGTCTTTGGGGTTGTCTCGATCGTAGAGGCATAGAGAGATTTGATATGATTCGCGGTCATCGAGAGTGTTGCGAGAGACGCCGAATGAAAAGACTTCGTCGGAAGCGAATACGAGTGGGCTGTATTCTTCAGTCATGTATTTCCAATATTTTTCTGAAACGGTTCTTTTAACCCATTTCTTGGCGACTAAAATGTGGCAATGGCCTTTGACTTTCTTGAAGGAAATGTCGCCAGCCCGAATCATTTTTGTGGCATCGAAAACCGCAAACTTGCTCAAGACGAGCTCTCTTTGTTTGGTTTCGTCTTCGGCAATGTAAATGTCGGAGATGTTGTAGATGAACGAGGGCTCTTTGAGGGCGGAGTCGATGTTGTTTTGGTACCACTCGTAGTCTACGAGTGCACGAAACTCGTCTGTTTCGACGAGTTCAGCGAGTTTATATTTTTTTGACAACTCGGGTTTAATTTCCGTATCGTTGTCTTCTGACTTGAACTGATTGTCGTAGTCCAAGAGCTCATCTATGTCGTACATTTTTACCGTTTCCGACGGTGTAAACTCTACAGTTCTTGGCTTTGGACCACTGATGGCTAGGTAGATGCGGTTGAATGGGATGTTGTTGTTGGGGAGTTTGCGGGTAACTGGCTTGGTGAAGACCAAGCGTTCATTATTGAAGTATCTGAGGTCGGTGACTGGTTGGTTGATGTTGTAGAATTTGAAGGAGTTGTATTTAGTACCATTGATAACAATATTCTTATCTTCCATTTTGATAGTTTATTTACACATTTTTTTTACACAAAAAATTCATTTTTCAAAATTTCTTCTCAACCCCCGGAGGGGATCTGAGGCTAAGCCGGCCATAAGGCCGTCGTTGCAACTCTATTAGACGTCAAAAGATGAACACGTACCGATCGGCGCCGGAGTGCTTTCAACTCTATTAGACGTCAAAAGATGAACACGTACCGATCGCCGCCGGAGTGCTTTCGCACTTCGGTAGGAAATAAATGGACTACGATGATTACGATGATGACATTTTCGACAATCAACCTGAATTTCTCGCTGAAAGAAACATTTGGCAAAGAATGGGCGGCGCCGATATCGGTCTAGGGTTAGGAGGCGTCATTAATCTAAGAAAAAGTGGATACACTTTGAACGAAAAATTTAAACTCATTGCAGCCGCTACACTCAAACTCATTTCAGATCTAGAGCTCGGAGAAACATTTACAACCGTCGATGTTGCACATGTTTTAAACCAAGTAGAAAGTAAAGTACCCGATTGGCAATACAAAAACCCATCTGCTTTTGTAGTCGGGTATATGGTTGCCAGAAACTCAGACTACAGTACATTAAACATCGACCAAAATTCTTTCGACACCGCCATCGAAGTCGTCGCAGAACTAGAAGGGCAGTTATACACTAGCATCGACTCGTATGACATCATCCGATACACGCGTCTTTGTCTCCTCAACAAAATAAGGTAATGTGCACTGGCTTCGGTTGATAGGAGGTAATATGCACTGAATGTGCACTGGCTTCGGTTGATGGAGGTAATGTGCACTGGCTTCGATTGATGGAGGTAATGTGCACTGGCTTCGGTTGATAAGAGGTAATATGCACTGAATGTGCACTGGCTTCGGTTGATAGGAGGTAATGTGCACTGCTGGCTTCGGTTGATGGAGGTAATGTGCACTGCTGGCTTCGGTTGATGGAGGTAATGTGCACTGGCTTCGGTTGATAAGAGGTAATATGCACTGAATGTGCACTGGCTTCGGTTGATAGGAGGTAATGTGCACTGCTGGCTTCGGTTGATGGAGGTAATGTGCACTGGCTTCGGTTGATAGGAGGTAATGTGCACCTGGCTTCGGTTGATAGGAGGTAATAAATGAATACGAAAAAGTGTAACGAGTGGATGCAAATGCGTTTGAAGAGCAATCCTGTAAATCCATTAACAGGTCGACAAATTAAACGTAGCGGCCCAAAATTCAAAGAATTGGACAAGAACTGTTTAAAAAAAATAAATCTCAACCCGGCAAAGCCCGGAAGACCCCCGAAGGGGGTTGAGGCTAAACCGACCGAAGGAATTGTCAATTTAAACGAAATATGCATGAGATGGTTGAAGGAACAACATGGAGATCTATACAAAGTTCTTGAAAAAAGAGAAAATTCTTCTCTTCAACTCACACTTGACAACTCTTCTCTTCAACCCACACTTGACGACTCTTCTCTTCAACCCACACTTGACGACTCTTCTCTTCAACCCACACTTGACGACTCTTCTCTTCAACACGACGCATTGCTCTTAACGTCTGATGAATCTAATGCGGTCTCACCCAGCTCACAGACCCATAAAAGTAAAAGTACTATTTCAGAAAGACGAGTTATAGGAGGGGTTGTAAAATCGTATTTCGAGTCTATTGCAATAGCGGATGGGAAAGCGTGTATGACCAATAGTCAAAGTCTTCTGAAATACGTGACGGGATCAAAGCTATTGGGATACGGTTCTTTTGGAAATGTGTACAAAGTAGATGTACCTTCGCCAACGCATCGAATTTCTAAGGTCGAAGTGGCTGTTAAGGAAGGGCGTATAAGTTACTCGGAATTTAGAAATGCCATGCGGAAGAGATATCCAATCGAATACCTGTTCAACAAACTTATCAACGATCTGCTCGACGATAGAATTTGTCCCAACTTCACGTACACACACTCCATCTTTTTTTGTGACAAATGTTCGGTGGGAGACAAGGCGCAGGTCAAAACCCAATGCTCGGAAACAGTTGTGGAGTTGTTTGACTTCACTCTAGATAAATTGACCGAACTATCCGACCAAGTCGTTTTATCCACCGTATTTCAGATTCTCGCAGGTGTAAGCAGCATTCAACTGAAATACGGCTTATTCCACGCCGATATCAAGAAGGAAAACATACTCGTCAAAACTATCCCCTCTGGAGGATGTTGGACATACATCATCGACGGAAAAACGTACTACGTACCTAACCTCGGTTACATCGTAGCACTAAACGACTTTGGAGTATCGCAGGCGTACAAACCGGGATTTGGAGGCAAAAACCTCGGCCGCCGTCAAGCCATGGTTGTTAAGGAAAGGGATGGTGTTGTGCGCTTGGAGCCGTTCACTACTAGAGTATACCCTCAGGTCGGGAAAAGCGGATCCATAACCCCCATAGTACCTCCTCGACTGTTTGGAGGGGGAACGTGGAACCAGTTTTATCAAAACTTCGATTCCAAACCCTCCATTGCAGTCGATTTACGCGACATGGCCCGATTCCCCGCCTTCCACTTTCACTACGACATCATGGATGTCATATACACATTCGTTGGAGGAAAAAGAACCGTACAACCCGGACAACACCGACCTATGAAAGTCAGTTCAAATATTATTGAACTTTTTAAAGATTACTGCACCCTTAATCTTAAAGATGCTTGGCCATTGGATCGCATAGACATGTTTTTGGCGAATTATACGATCCACAGATTGTTTCGACAGTATCTGGAAAATCCCCCCAATCTCAACATTATCGAAACATACACACTTTAACACATTCAGTCACCTCACCCGCAATCCGGCGCCGGTAGCCTACACTGCCGAAATATCGACTACTTTAAGTTAATTACAGTACCGGCCTTACCGGCCTTTGGGCCGCCGCCGGATTGCGAACTCAATCCGGTAATGAATTTTAATGATTGTTTTAATCATTAAAATCAGAGTCTTAGTCTATAAAACCCATCTACGAGGTCGTCGCCCAGATCGTTGGACTGGTCGCTGTGCTCTCTCAGCAGATCCACCAACCTGTCGAGTACGTGGTCAGCTGTGTACTTTAGAAATCCGTATACATCTACGCACGACAACCATTCGGCGACTACGTTGCGCATTCCCACGTCGTCTACGTAGCGAATCCGACTACTTCCCCGACTTTCGCCAGGGTCGTAATATAAAAATATTTTTTTAAAAGGGTTATATTGCACCTCAAATAATTCTTTTTTGATAAGAATGACATCATCGTAAAAAAATTGTGGACCGTTCACTTTGGTAAATTCTGCCACTGCATCTTCTACAAGGTTAAGAGAAACTTTGAAGAATTCGTTTTTCTTCCGATATTGTTGAAGGTGTGAATGCAGGAATGCCTCAAGTTTTGAGTAGTGGACTGTTCTCCAGTGGCGCACGCAATAGAATAGGTCGTCGTCAATACGAGTGGCGTTGAATAATTTCAGTCTCTTGGTGAGATTAGTCGAAAAGCCTATTTTGTAGATTGATTTTTGTTGGTAGTTGTTGGAAGTAATAATATATACATACCCGAGCATTTATTTTTGCTTTAACTCGCCTTCGAATTTCATTTTTCATTGCGTACGCCAGCCTTCAGCCGGTTTGCGTACACCTCTACACCTAAATCGCCCGCCCAAAGTCCGGTACACTCGCCGAAGGCGAGTCTAAACCGGCCGAAGGCCGGTGTAGCGGCCTTTGGGCCGCCTCGTTTTTGATCGTTTTTGATCGTTTTGATCGTCAGTCACTTAAACTTTTATGCATATTTAACTTTGTATTTATCATAAAAAGCATATTTACCAATGTTTGATGACCAATTGGCATTTAAATTTAAATTTCCAGCAATAGCCATGTAACCCACATGTATGGTTGGAATCCATCGATCGTAAGTATTATAAGGAGCAGTATCATAAATATGAGTTGAACTAATAGCTGTTTCAGCTGAATTAAAATCACCAGTGTTGTGGGGTTGAACAACAATAATTCTGGATCCGGGAAAAACAACCAACTTATAAAAAGTCCACTTATTTAATGGGACCGTCGCATAACTTGCGGTTGATGTTGCATCAACGGGTTCATAAAGTACAAATGTAGCGGATCCAAAAATTTTGGCCGTACTTCCGGTAACTCTGAAAAATTGTTTACCTTCATTGCCTAGTGTTCCTCTTCCTGCTACAGTTACCGTCATATTTGAGGCAGCTCCACTAATTTCTGGGTCATTCGATATAGTGTAAGATTGGAATGGATCGTTTAAATAGTTTCTTCCAGCTGTTATAGCACTACCAACATTTATGTGAAAATAGGTGCCCACAACACTTCCAACGTTTGAGCTTTCTGGAGTTAGTTTGTATCCTTGTGGATACAAAATAGTACTTCCATTATAAAAAGTTTGAATTTTAGCCGAGTATACGTTTCCAGAATATCCTTGCATGTATGAAACAAAAGATGTGAAAAAGGTTGTAGTTGTATTTCTTGTGGCAATTGTATAGAAAATAATTTCTCCAACATCATTAGGTTGGAAATTGCGGTAGTATGCATATTCAATTATTTTCAAACTTTTAGTTGTTGTAGTCGTAGTATAATCTGGGACAAATGCAATATAAGCTGCTTCTTGGTTGGTTCCATTCGGCCAAGTAGGTGTATATACTCCACCCGGATATGTCCATATTTCTCGTGTATCTACACCCGAATTATTATATCGAACGTATGCTGTAAATGCAGTATAAGTAACTGTTGTT